GCTGGCCGCGTTCTCAACCGTCAGCACATAGCCGGTTTCGTTTCCGACCGCCACCTTCCCGCTGTAGATGTGGATTTTGTTCTTGACCTTTTCCACGTTTGCTTCCGGGACAAACTTCGTTAGGTGCTTTCCGGCCCAAAGACGCGCAACGTCAGCAATAGTGGTTTCTTTTTGCCGGAAAAAGAAGTCTCGCTCCTCATCCACTCCCCACTCATATCCCAGGGCCAGCTCGGCCAGTTGTTTGAAAACTTCCTTCGCCGAAACACGATCCCACTTAATTTCCTGGACCACGTAAGAAGTTGGGGCTATCTTTGCCACGTCATAGACGATATCGGTCTGCGGTTCAATTAGGGTTGAAATTAGGTCCCGGACAATCCAGGAGATTTGTCTTAGAGTATACGTCCGGTTTACCATCACGTCGTCCAGCTGGTTATAAAACCCGTAGCCCGAATATTCTTTGACGATTTCGGTCGTGCCGGCCTGAGGTATTTTAATAATATATCCGCTGTACCATGCATCGTCGTCTCCGAATAGATGGACGTCCACGCGGTAATTATAGGTAAGGGCCACATTTAGGTCCTGGGAAATTTTAAACTTAAAGGTCCCGCAGCCGGAGGTCAACAGTTCGAACTCAAAAAATATCAACGGCGATTCTTGTGTTTCCGAACTTATCTCCTCCATCTTTATTCCAGCGGTGTCGTAGATTATGATTTTATATCCTTCGCCCTGGAGTGGAAATGCCACCGTTACCGGCTGTGTCCGGCCACCGGCAAACCTCCCCCGGGAGAAATATAAACTCCCACGGTATGACATGCTTATGACCGCATTCAGAAACGTCGCACCCGCCAGCTGGCCGTATTTGTAACCGGCGCCATATTTCCCTATCTGCCCGTATTTAATAATTGCCATCAGAAAAATCTCCGGCCGTAGGTTAACTCAATAGCGCAATCCTCTCCGGTGTATTCCAAGACATTGGCTCCGGCAAGCAGTTTGATAAACGCTCCGGTAAAATACCGGATGGTATTGGTTTCACCACGGGTAACGGTTCCGGCCTTACAGTCAATTACCAGGACGTTGCCACTAAAGAGCGCCGGGTCCTGGTACCGGAACTTCAGTCCGGTACCGTTCGATTGCAGGTCACTGGTGTTCTCCAGGGTTAAATCGGCAATGGTTGCCCCAGCTGTAATTGTAATAATCGGATGTGCTTCGGCCTTCCCGGAGTTGGTAACCGTGAATTCTGTCGGGGACGATGATACGACTTGGGAAGCGCTCCCATCCGTGTCCGCGTACCAGAACGGGTCAAGACATAAAAGGTCAGTAGTCAGTTTGGCTGCGTTGTAATTACTGCCGGCCTCCAGGTAATCGTCTTTCATCTGCAGAACCTTGTTGACGTTGATATAGTAGTCATTCCCGAGATAAAGTTTATAATCGGTCTGCAGTAGTTTTTGCCGGATTAACTGAACCTGGTTAAAGAATACGGTTCGCTCTGGGCCCATCTGGTCGACCACGCCTTCTATCCGGAGTGTTTTTTCCTTAATCTTCCCATCAGATATATCAGAAGCGCCGTGTGCAAACACCCGGCTTTCTGGGTTCGACCGCACTTTGAGTTGGTCGTCCATAATCACCATGCGTTCCGGCAGGAAAAATTCATCAGTATCCTTTATAATCTTGATTCTGTCCATTATGATCCTCTAACCGCTCCCTCTATTGTTTCAGCTAAATCTTTTTTTAATAGCTGCACATCCATGTCAGTTTTGATATCCCCATAATGGTTAAAAATAATATCACCCATTCCGGCGCCTTTACCTAACGGTATAACCGCTTCCGGGCCGGCCTCGCCAATCAACGCCATGGTTGGTCCCGTTACGATTCCGCCCTCCGCCATAGCCACGCTCGCCATCATCGGCGCGGTTGTTGTAGCAATCAATGCCCCATATTCCAAAGCCAGGGCAGCACCGCTTATTAACCCAAACGGCCCGAGCATAGCCTGGCTCGCTATCGCCCACGCCATAGCCGCTGCGGTCGCCATACCTATTTCCGCTATCCCCTTCGAGACTGACGCCAGTTTCTGCTCCAGCATACCCATAATCCAATTCTTAACTATGTCTGAGATAACCTGGGCCACCGATTGTCTTAATGTATCGAAAAGTCCGGTAAAGAAATCCCCGGCGGTTTGCAACCCCACCAATATGTTTCCTACCCCGGACGCAAAGGTATTGGTCATCGTGTCAACGAACCCGGCGACGGTCTCTCCCCACTCCCCAAACATCACCTTAATCTGGTCCAGCGTCGTTCTCCACTTGTCTTGAATTGTGACATCCATGTTGGCTTGCAGGCCTTTAATCGTTTCCGTCATTTGCGCGTATATTTCAGGGAATTTCACCAGGTGCATATCTTTGTACCGCTCTAATTCTTTAACCTGGGCGGACTTTGTTAGTTCTTCGTTCCGTAAAATTCCTTTTTGAAATGCCGCGGCCTTTTCCGCCACAATCATTTCTTCTTCCTTGGCGACACGAACTTCTTCCCGAAGCCGGGCGGCCTCACCCGCTTCTTTTATCCGGGTAAGATCCATCTGTAATCTCTGGTTTCGGGCCGTTGCGTATTCTGCTTTTTGATCCTCCGTACCCTGAAACGCCACAATGTCATTTGCGGCCTGGTTCTTCGCTTGCTCGGCCTGTAATTGATACCGGTCGGTGATACCGGCCAGCACCACCCGTCTCTTCTCTTCTTCAATCCCTCTGGCCGCTTCCTCGGATAGTTGTGCTTCTTTCTTCACCTGCTTATCTATGGCCCCAAACTCCGCATCCAGGGCAGCGAAAACTTTCTTATAATAATCCTCGTCAATCTTTCCTTTTCGCGCAACAAACCATTCATCCACCTTTGCCTTGTCCATCCCTTCTTTTAGGTATGCCGCCTTTTCTTTATCCAATAAGAATAGCGAATGTTCGTAGGCTTCATTCATTGCTTTGTGGTGCGCTACGTTAAACGCATCCAGGCCGGAGGTGTCTATTGGTTCTGCCGACGGCAATCCCGGAGGGGCGCCAGGGGCTGTTGGTTTGGCGCCTGGAGCGGCGGATTGAAGCTTAGCTATCCCTTGTTTCTTATATAACGCCAGCAATTTATGGCCGTTATTTATTTCTTCGGTCGCAAGTCTTTTTAATGCTTCCCGGGTGTTCTGAAAGAGATTTTGCAATGGTGTAACTTTCATGCCGGTAATTTCTTCAAGCGCATCGCGAACCTCTTGCGCCGTGCCCTTAGCTGCGATCTCCCCAAGCTTAATCCCTTTTTGTACCCGATCGAAAGCCCTGGTCATTCTCGCTGCGAGTTCTGTGCCACCCGCGACTTTTTGAAGTGCGGCGGCCATGTCCTCATATTTAGATATTGATTCATCAATCCATTTCTGTTGTTCTATTATTGAGTTTGTATACGCTACATTCGCCCGCTGTAGTCCACGGAGGGAATCGTAAATTACTACCAGGGCAATTGCAAGCAAAGCAAAGAAACCAACCGGGCCCATTAGGATGGCCCCTACCCCAGCAAGGGCGCCGAAACCGGCAACTACCTTGCCTACGATAAAAACTATCGGCCCCAGGGCAGCCAGGAGAGCAACCATCCCGACAACCAAGGTCTGCACCTTGGGGCTGAGGTTTTTAAACCATTCAGCCATTTTTCGGAGTTGCTCCACGGCCGGCTTTGACGTTTCGATTAGGTTTCGTATCATCGGCATCAAAGCCTCGCCTAATGTAATTGCAATTTCGAGTACCTGGCCTTTAAGTATTTTGAATTGGCTTGCCAGAGTGTCATACCTCTTTTGCGCTTCTTCGGTTAGAGCACTATTTTCTTTCCAGGCCTTGGTTCCGAGTTCCATGCTCCGGGAGAATAAATCCCCGGCTCCGGATGCTCTCAAGAGCGCATCCCGGACCCGAATCTCCGAAAAACCTAACTCCTCCAAAATTGCAAAAACATTCTCTCCGGACTTACTCATCCGGTTCAATCCGGTTATTACCGACACGATTGCCCCGGCCGCGTCATTCTGAAACAAGTCCTTAAATTCTGTTATTGACATATCAGCCACTTTAGCGAACGTCTTCAGTTCTTTTGTGTTGGACGCCACGCTATTGGCAATCTTTATCATTACTTTGGAGATGGCTGTTCCGCCTGCCTGGGCATTGATTCCTACGCTGGAAAGAGCCGCGGCCATACCCATAACCTGCGGAATAGACATCCCCACTTGTTTTCCGGCCGCAGATATACGGAGGCCCATCTCAACAATTTCGGCCTCGGTTGTAGCCGTAGCATTACCCAGCGCAACGATTGTGCTACCAAGGTTTTCGAATTGGTCCTGCGACATCTGGGTGATGTTTGCCAAGCGGGCCAACGCCATCGCAGCATCCTGGGCGGATAGGTTGGTTGTATTACCCAGGTCAATCATCGTCCGGGTAAAGGAAAGCAGGTTTTTCTTTTCTATTCCCAGCTGGCCGGCCGCTTCGGTAACATTTGCGATCTCCGTGGTACCCGCTGGAATTTCTTGCGCCATCTTCCTGATTCCGGCAGATAATACCGCAAACTCTTTCTCCGTTGCGTCTACGGTCTTGCGGACTCCGGCAAAGGCAGTTTCAAAATCAATTGCGGCTTTGGCAACTGCCGTGCCCATTATGGCCAACGGCAAAGATACGCCAACGGAAAGTTTTGAACCTAAGGAACTCATCTGAGTGCCGACTCGGCGCCAGTGCTTTCCGGCGCCGGTCATCTTTGATCTAAAATCCGACGTATCAGCAGCCAGTTTTACAATCAGTTGCGCAAGGGTCATTTCTTTATTCCTCCTGGTCCCTTTCTTCGCAGGTCCTTCCCGCCCATGGCCTTATTTATCATTTCAACCCAGGTCAGCTGGTCCTGCCATGTTTTCTTTCCACTCCGGCGCTCTTCTTTCGGCATAAAATCAGCTGGTTTGTAAGCCTTCTTCCGTTTTCCGCGGTTGACGTTTGCGATCGTAGAAGCGATGATGCCTGTACGAAAATCTCCCCATTTCTTTGTTGCGCTTAGTCTTCCGGTCAAAGCATGATATTCCACTGGTGTTAGAGACCAGAACTCTCCTTCCGCAAGATGCAGGTCAAACCGCCCGATTGACCACAATGTCAACCAATCAATTACGGCTTTTTTTTTACTACGGTCCCCTTCTCTGCCTTCGGGAACGCTTTTGTAAAGGCTGCTTCAAGTTCCTGTCCTACTTCTCCGGCATTACCCGGGTGTAGCCAGGAACCGACCATCTCCAGGGTTAGAGCCGAATCTTCCCATAGAAGTCCAGCCCAAAGAAACGCCCGGATATCCGCGGCGGACATATTTCCCCAGGCTCCGCCTTGCAGCAGGTTCTTCCCGGTCTCTTTTTCCGCCAGGGCAAGGGCATTGAAGTCAAACTTCAAGTGCCGGACCTTATCCAGCGTAACTTCAAACACCGGCGCGGTTGGTCTCTCAATCTTTTTATCCTCTACCACCTATGCCTCCCTATTATGCCAGTGTTGGTTTTCCGGCCAATTTAAGCGTAACCGAAGCGGTTAGTTTGTCGTCAATCGCTTCTGTAGGTTCAAAACTGGTTACGAAAGCCGCGAGACTCCAGGTCGTGGCTCCGGCATCCGGGAAAACCAGCTCAAAATTCCGCTTTGTTTTGTTGGCAAGGTCTCCAAGCAGGCCGGCGGTATGGTTCTGTGTGACATCAGTCGGAATAAAATTAATGTCAAAGGTAATTTCCCCGGCTTCTAACAACCCGGCGATGTATTCCCGCCAGCCATCGGTAGAGCTGTGGCTGGTAACATCAATCGTATCCAGTGAAAGACCCGGTCCACTGATGTTTGTAACCTCGGCAATGGTTGTAAAAGTCTCCGATGATTCCCCATCACCGATTTTCAGTAATGTTCCAAACGCTCCAATCGCGTTGCTCATTTCTCCCTCCCTCTTATTTGTTAAATTAAACTATAATTACCCACCACCCATAGTACGTCCTGTTAGGGTAGCCTTAACACAGCAAGGTTGATGTCATCAACCGCCGTACAGCTCACGTAAATATATCCATCGCTTTGCTGCCATCCAGCGGTCGGAAACATCTGGAATACCGCAGACTCTCCAGCCACCACAGCCTTGGTTGCGTCTCCGGTCCTTCCGTACGGATCGGCCACACTTGAAACCGTTACCGTTACCGTGTCAGATCCGGTGTTGTCCACCACCAGGATTTCCCGGCCGGTATTTACGAACCGGTTATAATTCACCGTGTCTGCTTCGGTCCAATCCAGGTCTACTCCGGATGTAGCGTAAGACGCCCCAACAGCAATCGGTGTCAGGACAGTTCTGTCCGCTGCTCCCGCGTTCGTGGCGAAAAGCAACGCCATGCACAACACAAGCACCATCAAAGACATTCTCTTCAACATCTTTCCCTCCCGTTATGTTAATGGATTTCCGAACCTGTCTATAATCTGGCTCGGTGGCGGTGCATGCCTCTTGCCAATATGCGCCTGCATATCGGGCATGTTCAATGTGTCAAAAGGACATTTTTTGCACCGGTACTGCTTTATGCCTTTCCAGGCCCCGACCGTATACGGAAGATTCTCCTCTACCGGCGGCCGGGTCGCTTCTTTCTTCTTCTTTTTTTTCTCGCTCATGTTTTATCCTCCGCGTGCCAGATAAAGAAATCATGGTATACTCCGTTCAGTTCGGTTTCCGGGTCATAGATATCTCCGTCTCCGGCGCTCAGAATCCCACTTACATCCACTCCGCCGACTCCGCCCATGGTTCCCTTGTATCCATCCAGGGCAAGACGCAGTATCTCGGCAGTAGCCTTAGCATCAGTGTATTTTTCCGCCCAGCAGGTAAATTGATACCGCGGCCGCGCCAGCCCTGAGATACCGCTGTGGCTGTGAACGTGCGGTCCGCTGATTCTCTGGTACGTTATTGCCGGCAGCGTAGGTTTTTGGGGCAGTTTTAAAGGATATATCCTTTTCCCAACCAACCCCGCGTAGACGGAAAGATACGCGAACAACGCCGTTTCGATAAGCATTTTTATCTTCCTAAGGTTATAATCAGTTCCCGGTTTAACCTGGACTTTACCGCGGCAACTATCCGGTCCTGGTTCTCGTCAATTGCCGGCCGCAGATATGGCCGAGCCGGATAATGCACCGTGCCCAACTCCGGGAATAAACCGTACCAGGCTTTCTTCGTCGGCCCAATGTCTACGGTTACCCGACCGGTTTTTCTTTTGGAAACTCTCTTATTGATGTGCTCTTTCAAGAATCCGGTCTTCTTTGGGGCCCGGGCTGATGCGTCAACCCGGATAATCTCTGCGCCTTCCAAAACCGCTTTTACCAGGGCCGCTTTTCCCAATTTACTCGTCAGTTGTTTTATTCTACGGTTCATTTCCGCCTCGCCCCGTATCGTAACCCTTATCGGAGTTCCCATTTATCTGCCTCTGGTGTCAGGCTGCTTCCTCAGTGCAAAGAATTTCCAGGGCCTTCTTCCGTTCCTCTGCGTTCATTATTACCTTAATCTGAAATACCCTGGCACCGTAAAGAAGCCGCATCGTGCTTTCCATCCCCGCCAGGTATCGTATCCTCACCCGGTGCGTAACCTCCGCATTTACCTGCTGGGCGGAAAAGTATTCCCGGCCGGAGATAGGTTCTATGCTGGCCCACCTGGTTGTAACGTTTGTCCATCCAGGCTCCTCTTCTCCCATGCCGTTCTGATTCTTCGAGAGCCGCTGAATCGTAATCCGGTGGCGTAATGGTCCTATTCTCATAGCTCGGTTATAATTCTGTAGTTAGCTAACAGTGCGTCAACGGCAAGCGGGACTTCCCTGATAATATCTCCCCAGGTCGCCGCTTCCCGGTTCTCATACCAGTGCCCGATTAAGAAAAACATCGCCCGGCGAACCGGTTCCGGGACGTCTGTTTCGTCAGCGCCGTATCCGCATGTGAATTCAACCGTTACCGCGTTCATGATCTCCCGGGTTGCCGGCCATGTCTCATTGTATGCTTCCTTGACCCGGGCCGGCTCACTATTCGCGTCAACCGTGTATTTGCTCGCTGCCAGGGTTTGCGTTTCCCCATCGATGTCGATGTAGGTAATGCTTACAATCGATGCAAGTGGCGGTAACGGAATACGTATCTCCTTCCCGCTAGACGGAAACGCATCTGAAAACATCTGCCAGGTCTGCGTAATCAGTGCCCGGCTACAGATATTCTCTGCGTGGCACCTGGCCGTGAGAATCAAGAGACCAATCAAATCATCGTCATCCGTTACCTCCACACGCAGATGACTCTTGACCTCCGCCAGGGTAACCGGTTCTTTCACCGGTTCAGTTTTAATCTTTATGGCCATTGGATGTTATCTTTTCCTTTTGCGAACCGGAGGCTTAACCGCCTTTTCCCGCTTCTCCGCGGTTGCTGTTTCAACCACCTGCGACGCAACTACCGGCCGCTCAACCACTGCGATTGCGTATCCTCCGGTAATCAATGTTTTTGCCTGGTCGGGCGGAAGTGATACGGTTTGTCCTGCGCTGACTGAAATGTTTGGTCCGGCAATCGTAGTCTTCATCAAAATTTTAACCATTCTGTTTTTCCTCCCTTCTTACGGTAGAACCGTTGTATCCGTCCAGGTACCTTCCCGACCAGTTATTACCCACTGGAGGGCTCCTGGGGAAACCAACCTTAATGACCCGCCTAATGTCCCGGAAGTTACCACCAGAGAATTATTAGTCGTCCCCAGAATAGTATCACTTCCGCTTTTCACAACTTTCAGATTGTCCGTATCGCTGTGAACCACATCAATGACCATACCGGCAACAGCAGTTGGAAGCGTAAAGGTTTCGCTGGCCGTTGCTCCGTAGTTGGTTATAACCTTCCCACTGTGCGTACTCAGAACCGTCAGGTCGGTGGCGGAATTCACCACTCCAACCGTGACCACGTTCGTATTGAGAATCCCGCCGTCTTTAAATTCCACGATGCCGCCACTCTCAATGGTCTGCTGGTCTCCGCCCTGCTCCATGTGTACCAACGTTGTCCAGCCATCGCCGGCGGCGCCATAAAGGACACCGGACCCGATCAGAAGGAACGCTGCCAGGAGCAGTATTACCCTGTTCTTTTTTCCCACGTGATACCTCCTTTTGTCTGGGGCCGGCCAGTAGTGACCGGCCCCCGTTTTCTTTATGTCTACTTCTTCCGGATGATTTACCGCATCTTAACTTAGGCGGTTCCGGCGATCGGTGAAACGTGCAGCTCGGTACTGGCAACAGTTGCTCCCTGGGTAACCGGTGCTTTTCTCCCGCGGTACTGAATGGCGATTATGCCATCAATCACCGCATTAGCTGTTGCTCTGGTAACCCGGCAGCGGATATACCGCAGCAGGGGCCGGTAGACATCCAGGAT